TTTGTCTGGGTATACAACACGAGCACGTGGGTTTTGACCACGACCCCATCCGTTGGGGCCGTTGGCGGCGTTCAGAATGGATGTTTCAGCCCAGATGGCACGAAGATCGCTCTATGCCTTGGTGGCGGCTCCTTCCTATCCATCTACACCACAAGTACGGGCGTCATCACTACTGGCCCGACTGGTGCGGCGCTCCCGAGCACGATTGTTCGCGGCATCGCATGGTCGCCGGACGGCTCCAAACTCGCTATCGCGACCGGAACGTCGAACTTCATCTGCTACCGTACCGACACATGGGCGCAGATAACCGTCAGCCCGCAACCGAGCGGTTCGGTCGCTGGCCTTCCTGACACCTGTGCATTCAGTCCGGGCAGTGATCGGTTAGTGTTTTGTGTCGGCTCTAGCCCTTGGCTCGTCTCGTTCACGATCAGCGGGAACACGCTGACGGCAGAGACCGCGCCCGCAACCGTCCCTACTGCGCAGGGCCGTGCTGTATCCTTCTCTTCTGATGGCACCAAGGTGTTCATCGGTAATGCAGGCACGACGAAACTGATGACCTACAACATTCCGGGATGGACGCGGGCCACGGATGTCGGCACGCAACCGACTGGCAATCCGTTCGATGTATTTTGCTTGTTCTAAAAACCAAAGGGAAGACCATGTCAGAGAAACCGCCAGAGAAGAAAACCCACTATCTGGGCGAAGTCAAAATGAATTTGTCTTCGTCGCAGTCTAAACCGACAACCAAAAAGGAGTAGTCACCATGTCGGATATGTCAACCTACTTGGGGAACGATCTCCTCAACTGGATCAAGGGCGTCTCGTTCGCCGCCGCGCCCGCTAACGTCTACGCCGCGCTCTATAATGGTGATCCCGATTCCGCCGGATCGGAATTGACTGGGACCATCAATCTCACACGGCAGATCATCGCGTGGGGCAGCGTCTCGGCGCGTGCTCTCTCCAACTCGGCCGAAGTCAACTTCGGCACCGCCAACGCGAGCGGCACCGCGACTTACGTCGTGCTCTATGACGCGGCGACGGCAGGTAACGAGCTAAGCAAGAAGCTGATCACGACGGCTTCGATCACTTCGGGCGAGAAAGTCGCGATTGCGATTGGCGCGCTCACGCTCAGCTACTAGACAACGCATGGCGGCCCGCGCAGCAGCGGGCCTGCCATGGGCTTCTATGCGACTCGCGATGACAGGAAGTCCTTATTTTACGCGTCGAATTGCAATTTTCCGGGCTAAATAATTTTCGATTTTTCGCTAGTTGTTCTAAACTGTGCCGCCTGATAATCTCTGAGCACAATTTGGACAGGCCTCCATGGGGATGGCGCTGACAAGGCACCCACCCCCAACGAGGATTTGTCATGGCAAATACCGTCTCCACCCAGATCGCGGACGTTATCGTCCCCGCCATCTTCACGCCCTACACCCAACAGTTGACGATGGAAAAGACCGCGATCATCCAGAGCGGAATCGCGGCTCGCGATGACTTCCTCGACAACCTGCTTGCCGGCGGAGGCATCACCTTCACCGTGCCGTCTTGGCAGGACATCGGGGACCCGGCGGAGAACGTCTCCAACGACAACCCGGCCGTGACCTCCACTGCCAACATCACCCAGACCTCGGCCGAAGTCGCCGTGCGCCTGTCGCGTAACGCTTCGTGGAGCACCATGCGGCTGGCGACTGCGCTGGCTGGCAGCGACCCGATGCAGTCGATTGCTTCCCGCGTCTCCGACTACTGGGTCCGTCGTCTTCAGCGCGCGTTCGTCGCGGTTGCAAACGGCGTGTTCGCGAACAACGCGCTGGCCGACCCGACTCTGGGCCGCTCCGGCAACGTCGGCAGCAATGCCGGCTATGGCAAGCAGGGCGATCTGACCCATGACATCTCCGGCTCCAGCTTCACCGCTGGCGTGACCAACTTCTCGGCCGCTGCGTTCATCGACACCGCGACACTGCTCGGCGACGCTGCCGGCGACGTGACCGCCGTGTTCATGCACTCGGTAGTCTACTCGACCGCCCAGAAGAACAACCTGATCGACTTCATCCCGGACGCCGAAGGCCACGTCAACATCCCGACGTTCCTTGGCCGCCGAGTGATCGTGGACGACGGCATGCCGAACCCCGCTGGCGATTCCAGCAACGGCGCGCAGACTGCCTCCGGCATTTACCACACGTGGCTCGTTGGCCCCGCGTCGTTCCGTCTTGGCGTCGGCACCCCGATCGTCCCGACCGAAGTCTTCCGTTACCCCGATCAGGGCAACGGCGCAGGCTCGGACGTGCTCTTCAACCGCGTCGAGTGGTGCATCCATCCGGTCGGCCACGCCTACGTCGGCTCGGCTGCTTCGGAAGGTGGCCCGACCAACGCGGCGACCTCGGGCAACCTCGCCCATCAGAACTCTTGGGTCCGCGTGTTCCCCGAGCGCAAGCAGATCAAGCTTGCCCGTCTGATCACCCGCGAAAGCTAAGGCTTTTCGGTTTAAGAATCAGGCTGTTTGCACAGCCACACTTAACAACTGGCGGGCGGTTCAAACCGCTCGCCATTTTCTTTACAGGAGACCACCATGGCGAATCAACTTTCCGGCCAGACCGGCGCGAGCCCCCAGTGCCACCGCAATCATGAGCGACACGATCACTTCGCGCGTGTCAAGCACTCGCAACAGTTCTTGGCCTATCTCGCTGCGCAGGCGACACGCCTCTCCACGACTTCGGCGATCGTCTTCGCCAAGGTCGAGAAGTATGGCGCGAACCGCGTGACGCATGCCGCGAACCTCGCGGCGCTGCCCTGAGCTTAATGGCTTTGCTCGGGCAATTGAACGGCTCCAGAGGGGGGACTTCCGGGCTGATCTTGATCGAGCATTGAGCCCCGGGGCGGCGACTTCGCACCGCCGTCCCGGGCAACCAATTCACTACCCTCCAACCCCCAGAGGTTACAATGTCTGCCGATAACGTTACAATCCAGAAGGCCCTCACCGAGCTTGACTCTTCCAACAACGACCATTGGACCGACGACGGCCTGCCCCGGGTCGAAGTGATCCAAGTCCTCCTCAAGGACCCTTCGATCACAAGGAAAGATATCCGGGCGGCGGCACCGACTTTCTCGCGCGCCACCACCGATACGACCGAGCCGGAAGACATTCAGCCGGGCGACCCGGTAGTCGAGGCGAAGAACACCACGATCGTCGAGCCGGACGCCGAGCAGCTTCAGCACGAGGACGGCTACAACCTCGACCCGAAGGACCCGCTTTCAGATGCAGCCCGGCTTGATCCGGACCAACTGAAGGAAGTCATGGCGGCCCGAATCACTGCCGCCGAGGCGCGGCTGGAGAAGGCTCGCCAGACGACCCGCGACGCGGTCGCCTACGAGAAGAAGTGCACCGTTTGGGCTGATCAGGCCAAGCTCAATTTCAACCGGGTCTTCCCGCCGATGCACCCGGCTGATGCGATCAAAGCGCATCTCGCGAGCCAACTGGAACAGCGTTACCGCGCCGCCGGACTGGCCCCACCGACATTGCATGGCGTGAGTCCGGCTCTGTCCCCGATCGAGCAGACCATGATGCAGCGCAAGCGGCAGGGCTTGGTCTATCAGCACCCGAAACCCGTCCACGTCCGCGCGGGCTGAGCGGCGATAAGAGGCCGCAATGACCAAGAAAGCGAAACAGCCGATCAAGAAAGCGCCGCCGCCGAAGCCCGTGCAGAAGCGGGCGGCGTTTCAAACTGCGATGTATAACGCTCGCCAGCGTCGGCTGACCGTCATCAAGAAGGGTGGGTTCTAATGGCCGACCTAACTGTTTTCTCAGTGCAGGACGAAACCGGGACTGTCTATCAGTTCACGGCTCCCGCTGATTCGCCGACCCTCGTGGTATCAGTCGGTGATACGGGCTCCTACGTCGGCATTCCCGACGAAGGCACCGATGGCACCGTCGTTCCGGCCAGCGTCACCGATGCATTCGTCGTCACGCAAGTCCTCAACGGCCAGCAGTTCTCGGTCAACACGCTCGTACAGAAGGCCGCGACATGGCCGCGCACGGGCACCATCACATGGCTTACCGGCGCGAACGCAAATCAAACCACCTTGGTCACTGACATCGATCCGGCGAACGCCTATATCGACACGTCCTTCCTGACGAAGTACCTCAACAGCCGAGGGCTCGCCATCCCGGGGACCTCGACCACGCTCAACATGCAGACCGCGATCGTGGCCGCGACTGACTATCTTGATCAGAAGTATCGCTTCCGTGGCGTCAAGCTGATACAGAACCTCGGCAGCGATGTCACCGACGCGAACGCCGTGTTCCTTGAGCCGTGGCTGACGCCGTGGGGCCTCAACGGCATGGCGATCTTGTCGCCGGCAATCACCCCGCAGGAGACCCAATTCCCCCGACAGGGTTGCGTGGACCTCAGCGGCGACACCGTCAACGGCATTCCGCTCACCCTGAAGAAGGCCTGCGCAGAACTCGCGTGGCGGGCGCTCAACGGTGTCACCCTTCAGGCCGACTTTGACACGAGCTTGGGCGGCCAAGGCGGCGTGGTGTCCTCAGTCACCAAGGAGATTGGCCCCATCAAGACAGTCACGGCCTACGATACCAAGCTCGGGCTGGGCTTCTTTGCGTCCTTCCCGCAAGTCGATCGGATGCTCAGCAAGGCCGGCCTTTTGATCTCGAATGCGGGCCGGACCGTGATTCGCTAAATGCTAGTTGTTTGGACCCTATAAGGCAGATAAAATGGTCACACAGTTCGACTATGTCGGGATGCGATCTACCGCCGACCTCTTGCTTCAAGAGTTCGGCTTCGCCGCAGTCCTGCGTAGAGAAGGAAGTAGCCCAACCGACCGCCCATGTCGTGTGGCGATCATCGATTACTTCCCTCGCGAAGGAGCGAGCACACTGGCGAATCCTACAGATCGGCGCGTGCTGATCTCAGCGGAGACCCCGGACGTGCAAGCGATGCCGCCGAACAACGAGCTTGATCAATTGGTGACGTTCGTCCAGCCCCTCACGAACCCGCCGGTTGAAAACGAGGTTCTGCCTTTCTTGGAGCCCGTCAAGCTGTACTCGCCCGCCGGGATTCCGGTTGTGTATGAGGGCCGAGTGCGGCGATGACAGCGGCGGTAGACAGGCGGGTGTTGATCTTGCAGGAGCTAGAATCGCTCTTGGGCGGATTGACGATCGATTTGACGACGGGAGTGATTCCCGCAGGGCACTTCGTCCGTAACAGGAACGCATTGCCGGCGGAGTTGGTCCCCGGGATTATCTTACTGGACGGCGACGAGGTCGCCGATCCGAATTATCGCAGAGCGATGCAGGGACGACAGTCCGGTATCCCTCCGCAGATGATGAAGATGACCCCAGAGATTTACGTTGTTCTCGACGTGCGAAAGCCGCAGAACAAAAACGTAGGTGAGGATTTGTCGGTCGCGCGGTCCGCGATTCTGAAGGCGATCTTGGGCGATAAGACATTGTCCACGATCACAGGTTCGAACGGAAGTATCAATTACGACGGTTGCATCACTGACTTGGCTCGCAACCGACAGCTACAAGGACAGATGGGCGTGAGCTTCACCTTCTCATACCCATGGTTGCCCGGTGAAGTGATTCAGTTTTAACGGAGACGGTCATGGCAGTTGGTAACGACATCATCGAGGGCTCGCTGCTCTCTCCGAACATCGGCAACTATTACA